TAGAAACCAAACATCTCTACTATTTTCATCAATGTGCCATTTGTAATATAGGTTTCTATCTTCTTTCTTATAGAAGAATCTAAAAATTATATTACCTATCTTTAATTGTTTATATGGTTTCATTTATTAACGATATTTAGTTGACAACTTTTTAACTTGGTAATTAGGGAATCCTTTGGAATAAACTCTATATTTTATCTTTTCCCTTGAAAAACCGGTTGCATCAACAGCGGATTGATAACCAAAATATTCAACACCATCTATAATAACAATTGTGTTTAATAGTGTTTTTGAAATTTTATTTTTACATTCTTCTGAATGTTTTTTACCTCTTTGGGCATTAGACATTTTCTGTTTAGACTCTTCTGAATGCTTTTTACCTCTTTGAGCATTAGAAATTTTTGTTCTTATTATATTGGATTTTTCTTTTCCATATACTTCTTCAAACGAAAGACCTTTATTTTTATTTGGTGTTCCTTTAGTACCTTTCTTTATTTCAGATAAATGTTTTTTAGTTTCTTCTGAATGTTTTCTACCTTTTTGTGATATACTTCGTTTTTCATATTCAATTTCCTTAATACGATTTTCAATATTAGGATATAGTGTTTTGAAATTTTCTATTTGTTTATATCTTCTTATTTTAATAATTTTGTTGTAGATTTCACTATCTATTATAATTTCATCTATGTTGATTGTATTTAGAAATAATGTTATTTGTTCTATTTTTTGTTTTCTTTTTCTTTCACCTCTAATCTTAGCAGATTCACCCATTCGTTTTCTTGTATCACTATCGGGATTCCACCCTTTCATTTTAGATTTCATTTCTTGTGCTTTTTCGACACCATATACTTCTTCTAATGTTTTACCTTTTGTTGGTTTAGTTCCTTTGGAAATCTTAGACTTGATTTCTTGTGCTTTTTCAACACCGTATGCTTCTTCTAATGTTTTACCGTGATGTTTGAACCTTTCTTGCTTTTGGTCACCTGATAGACACTCCCAAGTATTTCCACCTAAACTATCATCCTTCAAGTTGTATGATTCATTGAGAGAACTTACTTTATACAGTTTTAAAAATCTTTCTTCATAGTTATAAGCATCTTGTCGATTTTTAAAGAATCTTAATTTTTCTATTTTAAAATTTTCCTTACCGTTCTTTTTAATAGCATTTTTCAAGACTTTTCCACTACCTAAATAGTTTTCTTTGTGCCCACTACCATAGTAGAATTTTCCATTAATAAGATTAGTTGTTTTGTAGAAGTAAAAAGGGAATTCACCACTCCATTCTTTAGAGATTAAATAATTCATAAAATAATTTATTTTTGAAAGGAACTATTATAGGATTGCAGTCCTAAGTTCCTTTCTTTATTTAATCAAAAAGAATTTACCAAAGTTAATCACCATTTACGTGATGATTTTAAATTTAAGTGGTCAGAAAAAAGTGCTATGTTACATGCCCAAAACCCTGCTGTATTAACATCTGTTTTAGAATCACACTTGTGTCTTGCTTGAAAAGATGATGCTGCCTTTTCATCATAATTTTTTATTGTTGAATTTTCATCTCCAAATCTTAGTATGTTTGCTTTTGGTAATCCGGTCTTTTCGTCTTTCTTTCCACTATCTAAATAAACTCTAAGTTTCTTTCCTGCTTCATTGTCATAGTCAGGTAAATGTAGTTTAACTTTTCGACCATCGTAGATTGCTTTATCTCCAGTCTTTAAAGATGCAATTGCTTTATCTCTACCTTCAAGTAATAGTTTACCACCATTGTAAAGTTCTCTTACTTCAATGATTAGGTCACAAAACTTTTCAGAACCGTACATAAATACACATTCCGATATTCCAATACCATTGTTCAAATGATATTCAAGTTCTTGTGACATTTTAAATGTTGATAGGGGTTTCATAATTATATTGATATTTTGTGATACTCACCATTTGGTTGTATTATTACTTTTTCCTTATCGTAAGATTTCCCGCCTATTGCGGTAACAACATCACCCTCTAATTCAAAGTTCCAATGAGTATCTAAAAATTTAAGTAAAGTATCTTTTTGTTTACCTTTTATTTTATCTTTAAATTTTAGTTTATCGAAATGAGTCAATGCTCTTTTTTTAGATAATTTGTCTTGTAAACTTTCTTCGTTCAGAAATTCGTTAAGTGCTTTCATATAATGTAAATTCTTTAGTGTATTTAATTAATGCAACTTCTTTACCTTTACATTCAAGAACAGAATCAAAGTCGAATATGTCTGTAAATGGAATAGGTTCGTACAAATATTCTGCGTGGGCAATATCTTTGGCAGAAGCGTCTTCGTAAAGTTTCTTAGAACTGCTATAATGTGTCATAGGAATAATATCATTCCACGTAGAAAGTGCAAGTTCTAAAGATTCTTTTTTAGACAATTCTCCTGGATGACAATCGTAGTGATGAAAATCAAATACAATAGGACAACCAGTTTTTTTGTTTATGTGAATCAAATCGGAAACTGTATATAAACTTTTTCTATCGTCATTTTCTACTGTCAATCTTTTTTGAGCAGATTCAGATAATTTAAAGAAGTTATCAATCCATCTATTCATTGCAGATTGTTTGTCACCATAAGCACCACCTACATGAATATTAACTTTGTGTTTTCTTGAAATTTCTAATCCCATTGTATCTAAAATAAAACAATGTTGGTCAAGTTCTTTGATAGTTTTATCAACAACATCTTGTCTAGGTGAACAAAGAATATTGAATGGACCGGGATGAAACGATAAACGAACATCATTATCATTTGCATGTTTACCTATTGCCTTAAGAATGTTTTGAATCTTTTGCCAATCGGGTAAATCGGTAAGTTCGTATTCTGACATCCAAGGAAATAAGTCAGACGACATTCTAAAAACTTTAATGTCGTTTCTTGTGTTCCATTGAACTATTGTAAAAAGGTCACGAACGTTTTGTAATGCTAGTTCGGAACTATAGTCAATACCTTTTACTAAAAATGTTTTCTTAATCATACCACGATTAGTAGTAATACCCCGTTCTTTTAAAGTATTACAAATACACGCATACCCAATATTAATCATAGTGTCTTCTTTAATGAAATGTTAATATATTTTAAATATATAAACTTTTGCTCACAAATCTTTATAATTTTTTGATTTAACATGACTTAACTATTTAAAAACTAATCACTTACAAAAAGGTGTTTATATATACTAGTTGTAAGCAATATGGCTTAGTTCCGTTCTTCGTTTGAAATTCCGTGAAGGGAAAACAAAAATAAAAAAGCCACCGCACTTTTAAGAAAGAGTTTTAAGATACATTCCATATTCATTTACTTGTTCTTTAATTTTAATATTCTGTTTTCTAATTAACTTGTTTTTTTTGAAAGGCTTGTAATTTACTTGATGATGCCATCGGTTAAACTTCCAAGTTACTTTCACTACATCGGGGTGTTGTTGCTGTAAACTTTCGGCAAATTCCTTTCTATTGTCAGTATCACCATAAACTTCTTCTGTGTTACCACCTTTCATTCTCAATGTAGTTACTTTCCCAGCCAAAAAAGCATTGAATAAAATAGTACACCACCCATCTTTTAAGGCTCTTAAACTTAAATCTGTGTCCTCGTTATATCTCCCACGCCATCTATAAGACAAATCGTTTTTAATCAGTATGCAGGAGTAAATTCTAGTATTCAAATAGTATGGGGGCACTTTATCTGTGGTCTTGCAAAATGAATAGTAATTTGCCCCAGCTATTGCCACATTTTCATATCTATCTACAAAATCCTCCATACATCTAAAAAATAATGAGCTAAGTAATTTCGGCTTTTCGTTTCTATTTAGCCTATGGAAGCCTTCAATATTATCATCCAATATCCAATGCTTTAAATCTCCGTTTGCAATTGAATGTTCCCATACAAAATTCCTCACAGGTATTGAGCCTTGTCCTAAGTTTGAAAATGGCGTTACAATTATGTTTTCGGTAATATGCTTATACAATTCGTATTCCTGTGGCTCTACTACCAATGTAAATTCAACACCCATCAATTTAAGTTCACGAGCAGTTAAGCAGTTATTTGGTCTGCCTTTACTAATTATATAAATCGGATATTTATTTTTCATCAACCCAAACTTTTTTAACTCCGCCCCAATGTGATTTAAAAGGAAACCAAGCACTTTTTGTCTTATTAGTTAGTTTTTGCCCTATTAATTTTGCAAAGGCTTGTAAATCTTCTTCATTTTCAAATCTGAAAATAATTTTTGAATATGGTTCTTTTTTTTCCTGTACAAATTCAGGCATATCTTGCCACTCTTGTTTCCAATCAGGGTCTTGTTTTTTTAAATCAAATAAATTTGCCATCGCTTTTTTTCTTTTTGTTTTTATGTTCGTTCTTCGATTAATGTTTAGTGCTTAATAAGTCGCCATACAGCTTACAACACGTGCTATACGGCATTAAAACGACCGCATAGCACCATACGTTATCTTCAAGTTATTTCTCCCCACCCTCCTGCACGTATAGCGCACGGAATGGTACTCGATGTATTTGCCAGCCTTTCCACTCTGTAGGTAGTTTTTTTCGGCTTATGGTGTTGTAACTCCATTCGTGCTTTTCGCAGGCCTCTTTCAGGTTTCCCCATGCTTCTACATCTTTTGGATCATCACAATGACCAACTATCCTAATTAGCACTATTATTGATTGTCGTTGCATTGTATTGTCTTTTCTAAAAATTTACGTTTCATCCATCTAGCACCGCCAGCCCAACTATTCGGTTCAGCACCTTCTATTACTCTGAAATCAGATTCTTTTAAGATTTCGGTTTCGCTAGGAAAAAACTCATCTGATTCATATTTTCTTACCATTGATTGTAGTGCTGCTTTATCTAGCTCTAGCTCTGCATTTTTATTTTGAAGCTCGATAATCATATTTGAAGCTCTTTTAAAACTATCCATTTTCTAGGTCGTCTATTTCGTTTATTATATTCATTCTTTCTTGAGCCAAAATATCCCATTTTCGGGATTTCTTAGCGTATCTCTGAGTTTGCCACCCATCAGTAAGGGGGCTGCATCCCCTTACTTTCTCTAGTTCCTTTTCTACTTTCTCTAGCTTGTTTTTAAGCTTCTGCAATGATGTCAACATATTCTACTTTGTGCTTTATTGATCCTTCTTCTTTTACTACAAAAACAAAAGCTAATTGCTTACCGTTGTTAAATCTCATTCCTTTTAGTGGAGAAAATCCAAACTCTAATTTGAAGTTGTTTTCTGTAAGGCTAGTTTCTATTTCTCTGTAAGTCATGTCTTTGTCGTTTTGTTATATGTAAAGATACGACTAATATTTGTATTTACAACTATTTAATACATTTATTTTAAAAATATTTGTGTTTCTTGCCCTCCCTAAGAAATAACCAGAAGATAACAATAGATATAAAAACATGGGGCTGATAGTAGCCTATAACTTCCTATGGTCGCTCGTACCGTCCTTGTCGTCCTATCACCTGTTTCTGGCAGGTTGCCCCACGTTTCATATCAGGGTCGTTATAAACAATACTACTTTTGTTTCACTATTATCATATCTGGGTTCATATAAATGTGCATCAAAGTTCCCGCCCTATCAGAATCTAATCCAACCCACTTTTCTTTGATTTTACCATCTTTTGTTTTTAACTTCATCACTTCTACAAAATCG